GCCATTTCGGTTTTACCCGTGCATGGTTGCGGGTCTAGCGTACTATATTGCAATGAAGCGAACACCGGATCGTTTGCAGATGCTAAAGACGGTCTATGAGGAAGAGTTCCAACGCGCTTCGGACGAAGATGAAGATCGCGTACCATTGAAACTCCAGCCCAGCTTTCAATACTTGAGGGTCTAGCATGGCATACGCTTCTGATAAAAACGCATATGGTATATCAGATCGATCTGGTTTTCGGTATCGTTTGAAAGATATGCGTGTGGAATGGACTGGCGCTAAAGTCGGTAAGGATGAGTTCGAGCCCAAGCACCCACAACTATTTCCTCCTAGGGTTGGAAATGATCCTCAAGCACTACTAAATCCTCGCCCCGAATCTGGTTTGGCGGAGCAACGAAACATTCAATACGGTTGGAATCCTGTTGGCTTTAGAGGGGATGAAGCATTCACCTCTAATCCGCTACTTGCTGAAGGCGCCGTGGGAGAGGTTACGATACAGACATGAGCTTTACATATACCACGCTGAAAGAAGCGATACAGGATTATACAGAGAACGATGAGACGGGGTTTATTAAGAACCTTCCATTGTTTATTGAGATGGCAGAAGAGCGTATTCTAAAGAACGTGCAACTGACATTGTTTCAGAAGAACGCCTCGGGGGTCATGACTTCTGGCAATCAATACGTTGCGGTTCCTTCTGACTTCATGGCGCCGTTCTCCTTGAGCTTTATTTCCAGTGGGGCAAAAGAGTACTTACTGTTTAAAGACTTGGACTTTGTGCAGACTTACACGCCGAACCCCGCGACCACTGGCGTTCCCATTTACTATGCTCAGTTTGATGTAGATAACTTTGTAGTCGCGCCAACGCCCAACGCTGGTTTTGATCTGGAATTAAACTATCTGTATCGACCTGCCAGTTTAACCACTAGCTTGTTTACCCTAACGGTAGCTCCTGTGTCGGGGACGTTTACATCGTCAGATACAATAACGGGCGGCACTAGCGGCCAGTCTTCTGCGGTTAGCGAGGTTACGTCTTCAATAACGTTGATCGTTGGAATACCCAGTGGAAACTACACTGTGGGAGAAACAATAACGGGCAGTTCTAGCGGGGCAACAGCCACTATATCAGCCATTGGTGCGGACACTTCTGTAAGTTGGTTGAGTGACGAGGCTCGAATGACATTGCTGTATGGATGTTTAACTGAAGCCTACACCTATATGAAGGGTGATCCTGCACTAGCCAGTGTTTACGAACGCCGGTTTGCGGAAGGCTTATCACGTCTCAAGAACCTTGGTGAGGGTCAGGAGATTGCAGATGAATACCGGTACGGACCAATAAGGAAACGTAGAACATGAACAATATGTCTTTTGGTGTTTCGATGTCCAATGATTTTAAGGTTGGTGTGGAGACTACAAACAACAGGGGCTTTACTCCAGAGGAAACCGCAAAGCGTTGCGTGGATAAAATCATCGGAGTTTCTGATAACGCACCTCCTGCAATTAAGGACCAGGCTCTAGCCTATCGGGCGGAGATGGAGAAGATCATAGCAGTGTATATGAAACAGGCTATCAAGAGTGATAGAACTACGGTATATAATGCAATAAAAGATGCTGGTCAGCCCACGTTGGCCGAATATATAAGGAAAATGTAGATGGCTTTTAACGGCAACTTTCTATGCACTTCTTTTAAAGTTGAGATTTTAAAAGGCGTACATAACTTCACGGCGGCAAGTAATCAGTTTAAACTGGCACTGTATAATAACAGCGCCACGTTCACCGCTGCGACCACGGCGTATACGTCAACCAACGAAATTAGTGGCACAAACTATACCGCTAAGGGCAACTTCCTGACCAGTGTAACGCCAACATCCAGCAGCACTACTGCGTTTACGGACTTTGCTGACGAGGTGTTTTCGACGGTTACTATTTCGGCTGTGCGGGGCGCGTTGATTTTTAACGAAGCCGCCACTGGAGATCCTACCGTGTGTGTATTGGATTTCGGTGCAGACAAGGCGGCTAGTGCTGGGGACTTCACGATCATATTCCCCACGGCTGATGCATCTAACGCGATTATCCGGATAGCCTAATGGCCGATCCGGTCGCAGCCTTTCAGGGGTGGAATAGCTCCATACAAGGGTGGAATACTGGCACTTGGAATACCAATGTTGCCTATCCCATTACTGCGACTGCTTCTGTTAACAGTGCTGCTGTTGTCATCGACGGTGAGGCCAACGTTTCTGTAACAGGCCTTGCGGGCACTGGGTCCGTTGGCGCGGTTACCATTGTTGGCGCGGCCAACATTAGTCCTACTGGGGTGGCGGGAACATCTGCATTAGGCAGTTACTTTACAACCAACACTGAAGTTCAAATGACTTCGGCAATCGGCAGCACCACAATCAGTGGAGATGCCATCGTTCCGGTTACGGGTTTAAGTGCGACTGGTCAAATTGGCGTACTAAGGTCAACTTGGGGGGATATAATCCCATCGCAAAACTCGAACTTTTCATCTATAACACCATCGCAGACACCTGATTGGAAGGGCATTCTAAACACGGCTGTCGCAGCATAGGATAATAACATGGCAAGTGTATATACAAACGATCTTCGCCTAGAAGAAATTGGGTCAGGCGAACAGTCTGGCTCTTGGGGCGATACAACTAACACCAACCTAGAATTAATTGCAGAAGCCTTTGCCTTTGGCACTGAGGCTATTACGACTAACGCTGATACCCACGCAACGACCATTGCGGATGGGGCCACTGATCCCGGTCGTGCGATGTTCCTAAAGTATACAGGTTCATTGGATAGCACTTGCACCATTACATTGGGTCCAAACACCGTCAGCAAGATGTGGTTTATTGAGAACGCCACAACAGGTTCGTCTGTTGACATTATTATCAAGCAGGGTTCTGGCGCTACGGTTACCATTCCTAACGGCCACACTAAAGCTGTCTATTCAGATGGTGCTGGATCAGGGGCAGTAGTAGTTGATTCGCTTACTGATTTAAACGTACCCAGCTTGTTTGTTAAAAACCCCGGCACGGGTGATAACAGCACGGCTTTGTTAACTCTGCAAACGGCAGAGGCTGATATTGCTGCCGATGATGTTCTGGGTAAGATTAGTTTCCAAGCGCCAAACGAAGGCACGGGAACGGACGCCATTTTAATTGCGGCGGCTATACAAGCTATTTCAGAGGGCGACTTTAGTTCGTCTAGTAACGCTACCAGCTTAGAGTTTATGACAGGGGCGTCTGAAGCGGCCACCTCAAAACTTTCAATTACCAGTGGTGGTAATGTTGTGATTCCATCTACGGGGGGAACTCTTTCAACCACTACAGCAGGTACATCTAACCTACGCCTTGGCGTCAACGCAGGTAACTCAATAGCCTCTGGCGGTAACAACAACGTGGTCGTGGGCGATGAGGCTGGCACTGCAATTACAACTGGGGATTTTAATGTAGCAGTAGGCTTTGAAGCTCTGTCAACAGAAGACGCAAATAGCAGAAATACTGCTGTGGGTTATCAAGCACTTAAAACTCTTAACGCAGGTGCAGATTCTGAATCAACGGCTATAGGGTATTTAGCAGGTCTTTCTTTATCTACAGGCATAGAAAATGTTCTTGTAGGGGGTAGAGCAGGAGATGCACTGACTGATGCAGATTATAATACTGCTGTTGGAAGAGGTTCTTTAACTACTGACACAAAAGGTAGTAAATCTGTTGCAATTGGTACTTTAACTTTAGCTAGTCAAAACTTCTCAACATCCACTGATAGTAATAATACTGCTGTTGGTTATGCGGCGGGTACAACAGTCTCAACGGGCACACTTAACACTCTCATTGGCGCTCTTGCTGGCGATGCCTTAAATGTGGGAGGGTCTAATGTTTCATTAGGTTACTTCTCTTTAACGGCAGACACAAAAGGTAGTAAATCTGTTGCAATTGGTACTGCCGCTTTAGGGGATCAAAACTTTACGACTGCCACAGATGCTTTTAATGTAGCTGTTGGTCAAGAATCAGGTAG